GCCAGCCCCTAAGCCAGCACCAAGGCCAGCACCAGCTCCCGCTGTGGTCAAGGCAGCCCCTAAGCCAGCCCCTAAGCCAGCCCCTAAGCCAGCACCAAGGCCAGCACCAAGGCCAGCACCAGCTCCCGCTGTGGTCAAGCCAGCCCCTAAGCCAGCCCCTAAGCCAGCACCAGCTCCCGCTGTGATCAAGTCAGCCCCTAAGCCAGTATCAGCACCAGCACCAGCACCTGAAAAGAAGAAGAAGAAAAAGGGCGGATTTCTTAAGAAAGGTTTTTCAGTAATTAAAAAAGTTGCGAATAAGGTCGCAGACAAGGTAGATGACATTCCAGGTGCCGTAAAAAAGACAACAAAAGCGGTTGTAAAGGTCGCAAAAGTAATTGCTCCGGTTGCGCTTCCGGCTCTTCAATTGATTCCAGGTGCGAATATTCCTTTGACTATCATTAAAACAGCGGCACCAAAGATTACAGATGCCGTTACAAAAGTAAAGAAGGTGGTTGACAAAGTGAAAAAGGCGAAGGCCATCGCGAATAAAGTATCGCCAAAGGTCAAGGATGCCCTGAAGAAGGCTGTCAAGAAAGCAGAGCCAAAGGTCAAGGATGCCCTGAAGAAGGCTGTTAAGAAAGCAGAGCCAAAGGTCAAGGATGCCCTGAAGAAGGCTGTTAAGAAAGCAGAGCCAAAGGCCAAGGATGCTTTGAAGAAGGCTGTTAAGAAAGCAGAGCCAAAGGTCAAGGATGCTTTGAAGAAGGTCGCGCCGAAAGCCAAGGATGCTTTGAAGAAGGCTGTCAAGAAAGCAGCGCCAAAGGTCAAGGATGCTTTGAAGAAGGTCGCGCCGAAAGCCAAGGATGCTTTGAAGAAAGCAGCCAAGAAGGCCGGAACCAAGGTCAAGGATGCTTTGAAAAAGGCAGCCAAGAAGGTGGTTCCAAAAGTCAAAAGCAACGGGGTTAAAATCTATGGAAACTACTGCGGTCCTGATTATTGTGGTGGTGAAAAATTCAAAGGCGCAGAAGGACCGAATTGTAAATGGGGTGTTGCGCCTAAAGATTCGTTGGACTCATGCTGTAAAATTCATGACCAGTGCTGTGGTTCATCTCTCACCCGTGGAGTGGATTGTAATAAGAAGATTTTATCTTGCGTCAAAGAAAGTCCTTGTAGTGGTATCAAATGTAATCTCGCAAAGACCGCAATCAAGATGACATTTAGCGCTTTAAAGAATAACGTTTGTGGTGATTTGAAGAAACGTTCCACTTCTTCGAATGCGGTTTCAAAATCAACATCAACCGTTATTGGTTCTAAATCTGACAGCCCGGCTCAAACGGATGACAGCCCGGCTCAAACGGATGACAGCCCGGCTCAAACGGATAGCACAAGAATAGATGATTCTTCATCAGTGACTTCATCGTCAGACACATCAGTGGCTGATACAATCGCGGTGAGCGCATCATTTGATACGGCACCTGTTCCAAAGCAGTCGGTCGTGAATGAAATTATTAGAACCATGCCGGAAACAAACACAAAGTTCGAAAACTTACAAACAAAGATTGTCTCTATTATGAAAGAAATGGATGGCGAACAAGCAAAGATTGAAACCGAGAATCGTAATAATTTTAACGGAGTTAGTGTTACACTTAAGAACGAACAGCTTCGTCTTGAAGCATCCCATGAGCAAATGAAACAACTACTTGAACAAACCCAGACTTTGAATGCCACAATTCAGACGCATTACAAGAAGCTTATTGCTGATACAGAATATTTACAGTCACTGGATGCGATGCGGCCTGGATTTCTCAAGTCACTTGACGAGCTTGCTACACAAATTGCCTCAGTGAAGAATGTGGTTGATAGCAAAATCATCAAAGATGAATACAAGGATGAAATGATGTCACTTCTTTCAGGGATTCATTTTAATACACATAACATCTCTGGGTATGTTGCTACTGCATTCATCAATCATTATAATAAATACAAGGCCTTAATCCAACAAGATAACAGCGAATATTCATCTGAATTGAAGCGTCTTACCACTTTATCGGATGAATACAAGAAACAGGCTGAAAAGAATGTGGCGATTGAGAAGGAGCGCGACCGTCTTCAAGAAATTCTCTCGAAGTTCAAGACGACAATGACTCTTTCAGACACGCAGCGCGAAGAGTTTGACCGTCTCGTAAAGGAAGTCATATCGATATTCAATAAGGGGGGTTGCGCCCCCCAACGACGCTAGCTTCGCTATAAATATTTTATCATAACATTCGATAGTTGTTATCATAAATTTATATCATAATTGAGCGAAGCGTCAATCGTTTGGGGGCGCAACCCTCCTAGCGTCGTTGGGGACGCAACCCCCTTAGCATTTGAATTTCTGTCCGCCAGAAAAAATTGATTTAAACATTTATGATGAATACATATATCATCGTTCAACGTATTACATCGTCGTTCTTCCTACTCGCAATCACAATAGCTTCTGAAATGGTTATTCCCGGCGCCTCCTTCAATCCCGCTTCTGATATGAAATATACCAAACCCAAGGTGAATTCTGTGGGTGGTCGCAGCGTCGGCATCGTAAATGCTAAGACGAGCACTGTTCTCAATCTGTCATCGCCCCTGATGCTTACATGGGGTGTTCAATCATTCACCGACGACAAGACAGGCAAGGTAAGTTATGACCTCGCGCTCCAGTTTCCGAATGAAGGCTTTGAGACTCCCGCGACCAAGAAGTTTCTTGATAATATGACCGCGTTCGAGAAGAAAATCAAGGAGGACGCAATCGCGAATTCAAAGGAGTGGTTCAGCAAGCCCAAGATGACCGCCGACGCAGTTGATGCGCTCTGGACTCCTGTTCTCAAGTATCCCAAGAACAAGGATACGCTTGAAGCTGATTTGACTCGTGCTCCTACGATTAAGGTGAAGCTGCCTTTCTGGGATGGCGCCTGGAAGGAGTTGGAGCTCTATGACACCGACATGCGTCCTGTGTTTCCTGACCCCATGAATCCTGCGCTGTCTCCTCAGGATTTGATTGCGAAGGGCAGTCATATCGCCGTGTCGATTCAGTGTGGTGGTATCTGGTTCGCAAATGGTAAGTTCGGTGTTACTTGGAAGTTGTTTCAAGCAATCGTGAAGCCCAAGATGTCGCTCAAAGGCAAGTGTCACATCAAGCTCGATGATGAGGACAAGACGAAGATTGTCGCACAAGTTGTGCCTACGGATGTGGATGGCGATGCTGATGGTGATGACCACCATGATAATGTGAGCGCAGTCATCGAAGATGACGATGAAGAGCCTGTCGCTGCGGTTCCTCTTGCCAGAACTGCGTCGTCGGTTGCTCCTGTCGCTGCTGCCAAACCTACCACGCCTGCCGCTGCTGCTGCCGCTCCTGCTCCTGCTTCCGCCGCTGGTGGTGATGCCGCAGCAAAGAAGAAGATTGTTCGCAAGGTCTAAAATCGTGTAAATAAAACGTAGGCTGCGATCGCACGAATACGGATAACAGGTATGTTTGTAATGTTGTTGATGAATAAAAAGATACTAACACTCGCCATCAGGTAATTTCATTTTTTATTTATGACTATAAAAATGAAATACTAATTTGATTGAATGTATAATGATGTATAATATGATGTATAATATGATGTATATATGATGTATAATGATGTAAATATTATCTAATGTAGTGTATTATCTCGCATATCCGGATAAAATATGTCTGACACATACGCATCAAATCAAATAGTTCCTATTCCTACTCCGGTTTCTACTGTAACAGTAAGAACTCAGAGTAAGTGGGTCAAAATGATATTAGAAGGAATTGGATGGGCTGGAAGTATTCTCGTATTGTGTCCATACGTCGTTCATTTTGAAAAAACAACAGATTTCATATTGAATACTCTTGGCGCAACTGGACTACTGGTCGTATGTATTACATCAAAACAGTATCAATCCATCATAATAAATACTGCTTGGATAATCGGCGGAATTTATAAATATTATGCGAACTGACTCATGATAAATTAGGTGATTTCAATTTTTTTACGTATATACCAAAAAATTGAAATGCTATTTCAAACTCTAAATGAATACAGCGTCATCGTCATTCGTAGTATCGTAGTATCAGCATCTCAAACATGGAAATGAAACAGGGAATATTAGTTAAAGGAATCAACGGCAAATGTGTATTATTACTGCCGTTTATGTATTTGGGACATCTCATTACCGCACGAAGCATCGATGTTCTATTGCGTGGTAGTGCGTCGTTGCTTGGAGCATATGGTCGCGGCCAAAACGATAAAAACAATAAACTGCGCGAGGCAATCATTTGCGCAGTCATCGATAACAAAGTTCCGCAGGCATACTACAAGACGCAACGCTGGCACGATTTGAAACAATCTGTCGATGGGTTTCTTCATCAAGTCATGCTTACAACGGGAGGATGCGATGACGGCGGCAGCAGCTATACGCATGTGAAATGTTCGCATGCGGCAGGTAGGGGGCATAATTATGACTTCTTAATTCGATTCACAGGAGCCGACGGGACGACAAAAAAAGAACACAAGGTGGAATTCAAGTTCAACGCATCAAAAATCAGCGATACACCGCAGTTTGTCTCGCCGATGAAGCCGAGCCAGTATTTATCGTCGTCGTATGAAGAGTTCTTCTATGACAATTACATGACGAAGATTGCCGGCACACTACCACTACCATCCCGCGAAGACTGGTTGAAACAAATTCATAACAACGCACCACCATGCGTGAAGCACCTTCAAGACAAATATTATGCGGGGTGTTCGAGTAGCAGTCAATTTACAAAGGCGGCCGACGATATCGCATTCTATAATCTCTGTAAGTCAATGTCAAAAGAAAGTATAGAGAAATTCATTACAGAAAATGACCTGGATATTGTAAAGCTCACGAGCTATCTTCGAGAAAGTCAAGAAGGTAAAATCTATATGCTGTTTCAGCCTGCCGCTGCCGCTGCCGCTGTCGATGCCGATGCTGTTGCGGGGTTGTCGTCGTCGTCGCTGCCGTCCATCACACTCCAAACGGTGGATCCAGCGCATTATACGATTGCCAGCTGTTCGAAAAACCCTAAAAAATCGCGCTATGAATGCGTCAGCGAAACCGGGAAAAAAATCAATATCCTTCTTCGTTGAAAAAATGCCAACGGAATTGCCTTTCCGGCGTTTCAAATTTCGTAGTGTAGCAGCGAGCGTAGCATAGCGTATAGCCGTCAGTAAATTGGAAGCATATGATTCAATTCTGTTGTATTAATCGCATTATTTCCAAAGTAACACTCGATAAATTCTCTTGTGCGTGGGTCGCGAAATGACCGCATCACCTTTTGAAATCCTCTCTTCGCGTCGCTGCCGCCGCCCGCCACCCCCGCCGCAGCCGCAGCCGTAATACATATCAAGTGATTTTCCACCAAATAAGACTGACAACCCACAACATCAGGCGTAATCAAACAATAATCAAACTGATACTCACCTACACCATATCCCCGATTCAGCACAATCATCGGCGCTTGAATTCCTGGCTTGTCGATAAAAGCTTTTTTTTCGGCATTTTTGTATGTTTTATGAACAAACGCACAGTCTTCGATATTCGAACTATAGATGAGACGGGTTTTCGATGCGTCGTCTGTGAGGATGGTCTTACATTGATTCCAAACAACCGTCCCAACATGAACGTTGAAATGAAGTTCGGCGAGAGATTGGGAGCCGGAATACAAACGAATCAAACGAGGAACGTTATCCGATAAGATGGTCATTCCATGTTTCTCGAATACGCAGGTTCCTGGTTCGCCTCCGCCTCCGTCGCGCTTCTGAACAATAAGAACGATGGTATCTTGCGCCGTATCGATATATTTCACATTTTCACTCAACGACTCTGACCGTATCACATGGAGAATCGTAAAATGCGCAACGAGGTATTTCCGGGTTTTGTCGTAATACGACGAATTCATGAAACTTGATGGCAGGACAAAACACAACACTCCGCCTTCTTGTAACAAGGCAGTCGCCTTAATAATAAATAACGCGAAGATGTTCGGACGGCCGTCAAAATAGGGATAGTATTCCTTCGGAACCGCGTCTTTTTTCATCACGAAATAGGGAGGGTTGCCGATAATGAGGTCGGGTGGTGTTGCGGCGGCGGTGGTGGTATCTGAGAGAAAATCCGCATGATGAATCGTGATATTTGGCCGACCTGCGAAATTCTTCGCCACCGAGTCATAAATCAAAGGATGAAACTCGATGCCGGTAATGCGGGCGTCCGGATATTCGCAAGCCAACGCACTTATAAATTCACCGGACCCGCATGATGGTTCGAGGATATGGTGTATCTTTTTCGATACACTTTTACGTAAAAGCGCGAGAATGCCTTGAATACACGATGGCGGTGTGAAGAATATACCTCCGTTCTTTTTTTCCTCTTTTGATAATTTTTCTGTGAGTTGTATGGATAACTCCGAGAAAGAGTGTGCGGCCGACATGATGTTCGAGAGATTTGTGTGTATGCTACAATAACGAATCAATTTTTATCACGCTACCAAACGAATATTCGCATATACATTCGCTCGTTTATCGACTCTATACATGTCGTTGGCGTGTGTAAGCGTAGTATGTATTGACGCGATACCTCCGCATCCATGAAGTAACACACATTGCGTCATATCTGTTCGTAATGTAACGTCGGCTGCGTGTAAATAATAAATAAGTTGGTTGGCTTTTGTTTCTTCGTTGATAACAACAGGCAATACTTGTGTTTTAAAGAGTTCATTTACACTAACGTCGAGAGATATATAGAGATGATTATGGTCGTCGATACTTACATTGTCGGGGAGTTCCGGGTCACACAATACGATGAGCTCACCGCTGCTTACCGCTGGTGCGGTGTCGGCACGCATCGAACCAAGCTTAAAATGAAGCTCGCTATGCCACAAAGGAATGTAATATGTATGACCGCCTTCATGAAGAATATATACTCTGTCGAGCAGCATATCCAACAACGACGGATTCAACCGGATCACGATGTCGGCGCTCGTCTTTTCTTCCATGATGTTGGTGATTTCATCCATCGTCTCTCGAGAGATTCCAAATAAGTCTTGATGTTTCGAGAGAATATCATAGATCAAGAGCGCGGTTTGTTTGTCCATACTACGAAATAGGGATATCGCGGATTGGACTCCCTTTGTGATAATATGATGAATGAGAGATTGTATTGAATCCGCCGTGCGAATATTATGCTTCGAAAGCATCGTTTGAATAAATAACTGAAGTATGCTGTTGTATCCTTGGTGAGAGGTATCGTGGTCAAAATCCGCACCCGAATAAAAATAATCAACGAGGCACTTATGTGCTTGGTTGATTTCTTTGAATTTTTCGGTTGCGCTCACGGCGGCATCGGGGGCGGCTGCGGCAGTAGTATGAATACACTTATCCGGGTGATGTTTCAACGCAAGTATATGATAACGTTTATTCAGCTCTTTCAACGACGCAGGCGCACTTGTAGTATCGGAGTAGCCAAAGCCAAGAATATGAAGTGATTTTTGTATTTCTTCCGGATACGGACACGGATACGAACTAGGCATCAGGAAATGTATGCGTGTATTCGTGTATCTTACATACTAATAATAGGACAAAATTCTCTAAATGATATATCGGACGGTAATTATTATTAAAATACTGTAAAAATACATAGGTCTGTAACATAATGTCGTTCATCATATGAGGTAGCAATAACCCATCGGTGATTAGACGCCGCAATATAAACCAAACACATTCCTGAATATTGATGTCATAGGTGAGAATATCATACAAACATTCTCTCAGTTCGTCGTATTTTAATTCTGTATTCGGCGACTTGATTATGCCAATAATATGATTACATATATTTTCATGCGGGTCGTTTAATTCCGTAACATTCGACTTCAGTGCTTTGATATTCGTTATGGTATCCAACTGAAATTTACTGGTAAGACGAACGGGGGATGGCTTCACAATATCCAATACAGCGGTGGCGGTGGCGTCAGCCGTGACTTTTAAACATTTGTTATATGCCACAACGGTCGGTCGTTTGAATGGAATGAGCTTACAACGGTGAAGTATGTTATCGGGCAGAAAGCTGATGTGGTCGCTTATAATGATGAAACGCAGCGACACTTGTTCATTCGACAACATATAACTATAAAAGGTTTCCAGCAATTCGCTGTGTATTTTATGAAAGTTTTTACACATGACGAACGCGGCGGTGTTCGGTCTCGCACTGACAATATCCAGTATTTGGTTGTAGATTTCATTCCATAGATGTTTGGAATTACAGCCAAGAAGCGACATATCGATTTCAAAATGACAGTCGCTGATTTTCATAAAAAACGTGTCTTTATTGTATGCTACTGCGAGTCGCTTTTCGTATTTTAAATGGGAAGGACTATAACGCGAGAGAAGGTAGAGTGCGTGGCTGTATTTACCAACACCGCTGGGACCATGAAATATGATGTTTGGAAGAGATGGAATATCGCGGGGGAATGTTGCGAATGTTTTCTTTATCACGGGATGTAATGAATATTCATTTACGTTATGAACGTAATCTGTGAAGTGTGATTCGAAAAACCGCATGTGTGTGGGTCTGTTATATCTATATGTGTTCTTGATTTATACCGATTTTATATATACATCAAAAAATTACCACAATAACTTGTCGGCCAGCCAACCGTTACTCCATTTTACATGACGGTCGCGTTCGTGTCGCATTTTATAGAGACGACGGCGGGTTTTCGCATAAGCCATACCGCGGGTGCGAATATAGGTGGGAAAGTCGTTCATACCTGCCGCACCTACACTCGCGATTTTCTGTGATTTGCGGAATACGTCTATCTTTTTTTCGGGGTTTGTGGATGGTTTCACCACTACGCCGATTTTATTGGCCATCTTACGTGTATAATTCGTAATGTGATACTTTCCTTTCATTCCTGTCGGTGTGGTCGTATATATACCCGACATAATAAAATTGTCGCTTAAACCGATTGATATGTAGATATACAACCACGTGTATCGTATCGAGAGAATGAACGTAGTTATTACAGCATCAGAATATAAGTCATCACAAGTCTATTTTACGGAGAAAAAACCGAATACACATATCGCAAATAGCACGTTTAACCGGATTACATATTCTACAAATGATTTCGTAATGAATGGTGTGTATATTCAATTTGAATTATTCGTCAAACAAATCGAACAGAATTTCAATAGTAATATTTATAATTTACATTTTGATCCACGCCATGAACATAACTATCGAATGATTGAGATTTTGAATGATATTGAAGTTGGTATTCTTGATAAATGGTTGCGGTTGGAACATTCGATCATGGATACGCGTAACGACGACGACGACGACGACGATATGCATCCATATAAAATCAAAGATATCTATCAACAGCTTCACAGCGGAGAGATTAGTGTGTGGAAGAATGAAATGCGGCTATATGATAAGCCTCAGTTTCAACATTTTATTATTAAAATATCGGGGGTATGGGATAACGAACGAGGGTGCGGATTGTCGTTTAAGTTCATCTAGTGGGGTTGCGCCCCCATACGACGCAGGGCGATAGGTGGGGGGGAATGCGGGGGGGATGGTTGTGTGAATGGCGGGGCGGGATGG